GAGATACGATTTTCTAGGACTGACACTGGGTCTGGTCAACTAGCGCGATTCGATGTTTATGCCGATGACTTCTTGTTCAACGGTAATGTGGTTGTTACAGATATTGCTACATTTAACGACGCGGCAACATTTAATAGCACTGCTACCTTCAATAGTCTTACAACAGTACTCGACACGACGGCACACATAGAAAATACCGCCATAGGCTATTCAACTAATACTAATGCCAATAACGGGTTGCTACTGACTTCTGGTGGAATGAGCACCACCAGCAAGTACACTCCTGCTGTAGTATTTGGCTCAACTGATACAGCCTTTACTACAGAAGACCCTAAATATCTTGCTTCTATAGTCGGTAGGGCTACTCAAATATATGGGTCAGATACCACCTCTGGAATGTCGTTAGATTTCTTTGTATCTCCTGACAATGGCGGCGCGTCTGATACAATGGTATTTGCTGGTTGTTTTGATGAGAGCGGCTTCTTTGGAGTTGGCCTAGAATCCCCGATATCACCCCTCCATATATATGAGAATACAACTTCAACAACCTCTACGGCAGGACTTAATATAACCCAAGCTGGTACTGGTGATGCTCTCGTACAACTTGTAATAGATGGTGTCCAAAGATGGGTTGTTGGAATTGACAATAGTGATTCGGATTCGTTCAAGATAGCCTCAAGCGCAGACCTAAATACCAATGCACATCTGGTTATTGAAACAGGTGGTGATGTTACAATAGTTAATGACCTAACAGTTGATGTTGACCTTATAGCAAGCGGAAAAGCTGCCGTAGGAACCACCTCTGTTGTTAATAATCAATTAACCATAGATCAGTCAAGCTCTACTGGTGCAATACCTGTTCTAGGATTAGACCAAGGCGATGCAAACGAGACATTTATTAATTACATTGGTCAAGCCTCATCTAATGCTTTAAGTAGTATTTCTACATTAACAACCGCTACCTTGGCTGGTTTTGTTAGGATAGAGATAAATAACACAATACAATGGATGCCGTATTATGGTACGCCAACTTAGGGGATGTCGTGCATAGTTATCCATAATGGTAGATAATGCCCTATCTACACTTACAACAGCGAAAAGGAGAAGTATAAGCATGTTGGGCTATGATGAGTGACGGGCCGCTTACCCTTAGAGACCTTGAGTACATTCTTGATGTTCTTAAGGCTGAGATACAGAATCGTGATTATTCGAGTGGTAGTGATGACATGCTACTGGAGGTAATAAAAAGGCTGGAGAGCGCGATCCATACTGATGCAATTAAGATTATACGAACGAACGGTGTTTAACTATTTAGAGGTAAAATATGAAGTTAATTGAATTAATAAACATGGAAAAGGGCATCGGTGGGTTGTCCTCATTAAAAGTTAATATCAAGCATGCTTACCAAATGAGCTTGATGGCAGCAAAAATGAGACCTGAGCTTGAAGTTTTTAATCAAAAGAGAAAAGAGCTGTCCGAACAGTTTTCAAATGACCAAGCAGGGTTTAGAAATGCGCTAGATGACTTATTGCAAGCCGAGGTATCTTTACAAATTGATGATAAAATCCACCTTAGTTGGTTTAAAGATCAAACTCTTGAGGCTTCCATGTTGTTTGGACTGGAAAATATACTAGTAAATGATTTAGAATAGAAGAAACTTACTAAGACATGGAGAAGTCGTATGGGTGTTCCCTACAACAGAGTTAGTGTAATATCTAATGCGATTATCCTGCTAGGAAAATATAGAATTACTAGTATTGAAGGCGGGGGGCCTATAGCGGTTGCTGCTGAGGCCCTCTTAGATCAGGTTCTCCAGGCAGACCTTTCTAGTCCTAATTGGCGCTTTGCGACTAGCATTGCAACACTGTCTCAAGTGACTAATTTTGATCCTGACTTCGCTAATTATCGATATGCCTATGAACTTCCAGCTGACTGTCTAGCTGTCTGGCGTCTGTGGCCAATGTTGCCTTATGAAATATTTGGCAATCGCATTTATACGGCTACCGATCAGACAATGAAAATAGAATATCGGGCACCAGTTGATCTGGGGAACATGCCCCCTGTCTATTTAAACTATTTAGTTTATTTGCTTGCTGAAACCCTGGCAGCTGCGGTCACTGAGTCTGACACTGTTACCAAGCAAATACGCCTCAAGAAAGAAGAGGCCAAAATTCAAGCCATGGTTGTTAATAGCCAGGGCAGACCTAATACTCCTTTGCGTACTGGCTCTTGGATAAGTGCGCGTCCTTCCAGCAGTTGGCTGGGAGGTAATAACGTTGGGGGTTAGTTTACTTCAAAACCGGTTTACTGCCGGTGAATTAGATCCTAGGTTTTTAGCGCAAGTTGACTTTGAGCAGTACTCTGCTGGCGCTAGAAAACTCAGAAATGTCGTTGTAACGCCACAAGGCGCGGTTAGCCGGAGGTTTGGGGGTTCTTTTGTAGATACAGTCGTAGATCGTACTAGCGCCAATGCGCCTGTAACAGATATTGAACAAGTTGCACTTCTTACTTATAACTTCAGCCCAGATGAAACCTACTTTATTGTAATCAGACCCGATACGACTGCGACTGTTTCTTTTGATATTTATCTAGATAATGTTTTGGTAGACACTGTCGCTGCGGGCGGCTCTACTTATAACACTACAATGGTGAGAGACATTAGATGGGTAGAAGCGTCAGACAGAGTTATTTTTTTGCATAATGATGTGCCGTTTCAGCAGCTCGTACGTACAAATAGTACCACGTGGGCCATTAGCGCTATCACCTTGCAGTTCTATCCTACGTTTGATTTCTCATCCATTGATGGAGTGACTTACACTGGCTCATCCTTTACATTCACCCCGAGCGCCACAACCGGCGCGGTGACCTTAACAGCTAGCGGTAATATTTATACAGCCAATCATGTGGGCGGCCTTTATTTTGGGAACTCAGGTGTACTGCGTATTACAGCGGTAGCGAGTGCCACAAGTGCGAGTGGATATACTTTGGAAGATTTTGCAGCGACCAGCGCCATCAGAGGGGATGAGTCTTTACTGGTAGAGCCTATCTGGGGAGCTGGGGGTGGCTCTCCAACTGGCCCCGTACGTGGTTGGCCTGCACACGGAGCATTCTATCAAGGTCGCCTTATCCTTGGGAATAGTCCCACCCTACCCTATCGTGGGTCTGGTTCTGTAGTGAACGATTATTATAATTTTGATGATGGGGAAACAGATGCAACAGCAGGTTATAGTTTTAACGCTGGGGTTGGCGGCAATGATACTATTCAAGACATTATTGGCACTAAGTCTTTAGTCGCTATCGGGTACCAAGGCCCTAGTGCAACTAGTATTCTATTAGAGCAAGCTACGACGGCACAGAATATATTTATGAATTCACAGATGCATGGGGGCGCCGAGCGTGTCGATGCTAACGTAATTAACAATCAAATATTGTATGTCGGGCAAGATGGGCGCTCAATTAGTAGTATGACGTATGAGTTGCCAGATTCCGGTTATACCATTACTAATGCTAGCGCTCTTTCTGCCCACTTATTAAGCACCCCTAGGAAGACAGCTGTCTTTAATCCCAGAAATAATGATGGATACTATTACCTAGTAGTGAATGATGATGGGACTTTGGCTGTGTTCCAGGTTTTATTAGAAGAAAATATCAAAGCATGGACGCTGTCGGAGACAATGGGTGATTTTATAGATGTAGCGTCGACAGGGAACGAAGCCAATGCGTTGGTTAAGCGGCGCGTCAATACAGGGAGCACAATAGGTGGTACGGTGGATTCGGCCTACACGGCCAATGATGATTTCTATAGGACGGCAGATGTTACAGTGGCTCTCAATAGTGCTAGCACTGACGTTACTCTTTTTGCTACTGATGGCGATTATCTTGTTATGGGAGCCGCAATAGAGTTTGGAAAGATGACGGTGACCTTAGATACTAATGCGTCTGCCGACATTGAACTAGTCTTCTCCTATCTCAACAACGAAGGAGACTGGATTACCTTTGTGCCTGACTCTGATGGTACAACTGGGTTTACTGGTAATGGTAATATTGAGTGGACTATTACGAATTTAAGCAACTGGACGCCACAGATAATTTTTAATGGCACCAAAAAGTATTACTGGATTAGATTACAAAGAACCGTCGACACTTTGTCGACAGCCCCAATAGAGGATACACTTACTATTAATCTGGCTGATAGGATTTACTTGGAAGCTTTAGACTTTGGGTTGCTCATGGACTCTGTTGTGACGACCACATCTAGTGTCAATGGGCTAATAACGGGCCTTACGCACTTGGTAGGTCAGCGAGTCTATGTTTATGCTGACGAGTTCCCATTAGGGACTTATTTAGTAGACAGTTCGGGTGAGATAACGATTTCAACAGTGAGTGCAGCGGTGGTTGTGGGGATTGATTATACCCCCGTAATCGTTCCCATGCCGGCTGTAACGCTGTCCCCAGAAGGGTATAATGTTTATGAGCCTAAGAAAATTAAAAGTGCCTATGTTGATTTCTATCAATCTCTGGGTGTGACAGTGATGGGGCAAGATATCGTGATATCAGGTACAGAAAATGTACTTACTACGCCTATACCAGAATCCCAAACTGGGTATTATGAAGTAAGCCCTTATCTAGGTTGGGATCCAAGGGCAGAATTAGAGATTTCACAATCGTATCCTGCACCCATGACGGTGTTGGGTATTGGTTATAGATTAGAGGTGGGATAATGGACCAAGCTACAGCACAATCTTTTGTTGGCGCCTCCTTGGCGGCAAGTGTTTATACGAATAGGCTTATCAGGAAGTCAGCAGAATTAGATATAAGAGTAGAGCGAGAGCAGTCTGCCTTACAGGTGTCTGAAATGATGCTTGAACGCACTAAACAACTAAAAGAATCACTGGCATTACAGTCAGTAGAATCTGCTAGAGGTGTTGGCGGCGTGACAGGGTTCCGTCAGGTGGCTAGCGCTACACAAGCTAATTTCACCAGTGACATGCAGGCATTAAAAACACAGGGCAGTTTTGTACAGCTAACGGCCCAACGCAAAAAGGCGCAGGCACGGCTTAATCAGTTTGCAAGCAACCTTAATGCTGCTTCTAGCGCAATGTCGCAAGCTGCCAGTATGGGGCTCTTTCAGGGATAGATATGGCGCAACTTAAAGTAGATCCAAGAAAGATTGCACAACCAAGCGCCCCGCCCGGCGGAGAGATTGCCCAAGGGCTGAGTGCACTGGGCGTGTCTATCCAGAATGCCACTGGTGAGCTGGTAAAGTATGAGGTTGATAGGTTAAAGACCGAAAAGTCTATGGCCCTAACTACGGGCGCAATACATCAGCAGCGCCTTTACAATGACGTGGTAGAAGACCCAAACCTGTCAACAAACAGTCTGCCTTTGTTCCAGGAGCGCGTGGATGCGTCTATAGGCAGTGTGCTAGAGCAAACCCCTAAACAATATCAAAAAGAAGTGGAGCAGACTTTACTGTTTCAGGCTGAAACCCACTATACCGATTTATTAAGTGCGGTTAGAAAGAAAACCATTACTGATAATAAAAATGCACTAATTGGTGCCTTAGAAGAGAACAAAGGGCTTTATGCGGAACAGGTTGGTGAGGGAAATTATGAGTTAGCATCTCTTACCAAGCAGTCGATTAATGACCAGATATTCTCACTACGTGAGCTGGGCGTCTCTGATGCGCAACTTAAGCTAGAGGCGCGCGCTATTGAACAAGGCGCAACTACTGCGATGTATGTGGGCCAGTTTATACGGGCTGAACAAGAGGGAAAAGGCGCTGAGTTTTTAAGCTCCTTTGCTAAGAAAAAACCAGAGGGGATGACCAATACTGAGTATTTAGAAGTCGGTGGAAAGCTACGCGAACAAAAAAACAGGATGAATGCACAGCGTTCGGAGCTCGACGCAGAATTCTTTCAAGAAACAAAAAACAGCATTGATACGGGTGCTATTACTAATATAGACGATTTAAGAGCACGTGCTACTGCTGTGGATATGAGCACATTAGATTATCTTAGGCTTGAGAATCATTTACAGCGCACGCTGGCCTCTTCTGGTAACAAGGCTACAGAGTACGCTCGTGCAGAAGAAGCCATAAGGCGTGATGATGGTAGCATAAACGACTTCAGCAAGAAAACCATCAATGAATTGTTTGACCAGAAAGTAGACAATGCAAGAGACATGATGCGTCAAAATGAAGGGCTAGAAGATTACGAGCCTTCCTTGTTAGATATGGGGACGATTGTTGCAAAGCAAATGCACACGGATGTACCCCATTTTACTAATCGTATGAACCATGCGCTTACAATGGGCTCTCCTGAAATAGGCATTGAGGCTTTAGGTGCTTACCGAGAACTTAAAAAATTAGCCCCCTATGCTATTGATTCGTTGGGCACACAAGAAAAACAAATTGCGGCTGGCGCTAATTTTGACATTGAGTATGGCGCATCTTCGTTAGGCGCGATGGCAGATGCACTTGAAAGAAACAGAGCCCTTGTTTTAGATCCAAAAGCACCAGAATTAGAGGTGCGCAGGCGCTTATTCCAAGACACCTATAATGGCAAGAACGGCGAGAAAAAGCGCAACAATGCCTTTAAAGAAATATTCGGTAAAAAATACAAGCCGGGTGTCAGTGATACAGCAAAAGGTGTTGCTATAGCCTCTCTTTATAAAAACTATGAGCTTTTCGGTGATGACAAGGCACTTGCTGTCACCCAGGACGAGTTAGCACCCAGATGGGGGGCTTCTGCTTATTCCGAGAAAGATGCCGTAGTATTAATGCCCATGGAAAAACAACCTGAATATAACGCCAGTCCTATCGTGGCAGATAACCAGCTTGCGATTGCGTTGGATGCTGTTGTAAGAGGAAATAAAGAGGCCAAAAAGCTAGGGTATGCTTATGATGAGATTAGATTCCCCCCAGGGAAAGAATTGCCTAACACTATCAATCAAAGGGGCTTGTATGAAAAAAGCTATCTCCCAGTAAAAGGTCTAATCTTTGATGACAATAATCCAACCATGGTTATTAACGGCAAAGACAGAAAGGTTTACCTTCAGACTACGGTGTCTAGTAGGACTGATGGAGATGGTGGGGTCAAATATTTCATGTACTATAAAGATGATGCGGGCAGGCTGAATTTTCTACTCAGCCCCTCTGGTGACGGCCAAGCTTCATTTACATTAAAAAGCCCTGATAAATTTGCACCTGAGGGACTCAAGTCTCTGCTTCAAGAGAAAATAACAGCTAGAAAAGAAAAGGTGCTAGGGGATACGCCTACGCTTAATGTTATGAAAAGCCTTCGCAAGAAGTTTCCCAAGATGTCAGAGGATGAGCTGTTAAGAATGACTGATGAGCGCATTACTACCCTTGAGCAGCTGGAAGGGTTAAATGAGCAGTGAGTTCTCTTTACAAGATAATTATGAACGCGTCAAAGAACAAGACAGGGAATCCACGCGTCTTAATTTTGGTGTGCGTGATGTGCCAGAAAGAAAAGAAAAAGCCTCCTTCGTTGAGAATGTAGAGGCGCAGAGAAATGAAATATGGACAGCCCACGCTTGGGAAGCGGCTACACGTGCGCCCATTCGTATCCTCAATGACTTTCTAATAGACTCTGATTTTGATGATGTAACGCCTTCTAACGTGCCACTGCCCGATCAAAACTATGATTGGCGTTCTGGGATTTCTCCTGACCTGATTGAATATGCAGCCGACTATATGCTGACTACTAATCCTGAAGAAGCCCAAGCCGTTACTATGCAATTGCGGGACCAAGTAGACGCCAAGAGCCGGCTAGGTGAACAAGGACTGTTCGGCGGCATAGGATATGGTCTAGTGGCCGCGCCGCTGACAGGAGACCTAACAGCTGTATTTTTGCCTGCTCTTAAGTTCGGGAAAAGTGTTTTCCTCGGCTCTAAAATAGCACAATCCGCAGCTACAGCGGGCGCACAAGCTGCATTTTACTCTGCTGCAAATGAAACCATCATGCACCAGTTTGATTTAGATCCCACTCGTACTGCGGAAGAGTCTGGCTATAATATTGGTGCTAACATGATACTGTCTTTATCGCTTGGTGGCGTTGGAGGTGCTTTCGCCAACACTGTAGCTGGGCGCTCTATGAAAAAAGAAATACAAGGCATCATGAGCGGTGCGGACGATGGCCCTAAAACAATAGCCCAGATGGGTGACAGCGTAGGGGCTATGCGCAGCAGCTTTATGCAGACTGAGGGGAACTCTCTAGCGCAACTGCCCCCTGCTGTGGCTTCTGTAGCTACCATGAATAGTTCGCCTATGATTAGGCTGCTTAACCAGGTTGATTACCCTGAGGCACAATGGGTGGGTGCCAATTTGTTTGATAATGCCTTGCGCCTAGAGAAGAATGGGGCTGAGTCTGATTTTCAGGTGTCCACGCATCCAGTAGAAAGAATAATGGACAATGACTTTAAAGGGGTGCAACGGTTATTGCTTGGCATAGATGCAAAGTTTAAGAATCAAGCTGGCCTTGGCAATGCTTATTTTGCAAGAGGTAGAAGCAGCATAGAGGGGGCGAGTGTAGGCCGCAAAGAAGGTACTTATAATATCAAGGATTTTAACCGTGCTGTTTCAGAAGCCTATCAAGACCCTGATTTTTATCATGAGAACATAGAAGTATCAGAAGCGGCAAAGATGGCTTACCACGATTTCTTCAAACCTTATGGGGATTCCTTGGTAGAACTAGGCGTTATCAACAAGCTGAACGAAGGCTTTTTTGGCCGCTATTTGCCACGTATACCAGATGCAAAAGGCATCTTGGCTAATCGCATTGATTTCGAGAATGTTATCTACAAAAATTATAAAATACAAGACCAGCAAATAGCTTCTCTTGAAGCGCAGGTGAGACCCCTAGAGAAACAGATAGCCTCACTAGAAAACAAGGTAAAGACTCTTTCTAAAAAGGGTAAAGAAACTCCTTCCTTGGGCAAGAAAAAAACAGAGCTGGAAGCATTAAAGAAAGTTCACAAAGACATGGTGCCAGCCCACCTTAAGAACGACAAAGGGCTTTTGCATTATCGGGGAGAAGAGGACTATTTACGGGAGCAAGCATCCTCTACAGTTGACTCCTACCTTACCTTAAGTGATGAGGCCGTTTTAAACTTGGCGATGATATCTAATAATAGCCAAAAGACACGCATAGGAAAAGCAAGAACTGTAATGATTCCTGACAGTGAGCTTGCTCCCTTTATGATTAGAGACATACAGAAATTAATACAGTCATTCTCACGTGCAGCAATCCCCGCCAGGCGCCTTACTGAAATGGCGCATGATTTACATTTAAGCTCCATAGAAGAAGTACAAAAAGAACTGCTGTCAAAAATGGCTGATCGGCATTCTAACCTTGCAGGGTCGCTGACGGGAAAAACTGCTGAGAAACAGCATGAGAAGTTCAAGAAGGCAGAGGCTGATATTAAGGCAAGTTTCGATATACTGAAAGGTGTTTATGGGTTAGGAATGAATGTCTACGAGGGTAAAATGGCGTCATTTGCCCAGACAGTGCAGCAGTACCAGTATATCACGAAGATGGGGGGCATTGCGGCTTACACCCCAACTGATGCAATGCACGTGGCTTTAAAATATGGCCTCTCTAATACATTACGTACGGGCTATTCTTCCTGGGTTAAACAGTCTGCCTCATGGAAACACAATAAGTCACTACTGGAAGACATGAATTATGGACTAAACCACGCACTTGGGACATTGGCTAAGAATTACGTAGATGGTAATGGGCTGAATATGAATCCTGGACTAGTTCGGCGTTCTGTCAATTGGGTTCAAACTGGATTTAGTAACGTCAATCTTAATAATGGCATTACTGATTTTTTAGAAACAGTAGCGGGTAATGTCATAATCTCAGGGTTGGCTAAGAAGGCACATCGATTTTCTACTGGAAAAGCCAAGCCAAAAGAGATAAGCGAGATGGTGGCAGCCGGACTTTCTAAAGACAAAGCCAAGATTATAAATGAACAGTGGAAAAAACACGGCGGTAAAAGTGATGGGGGTTTTTACCTCAATCATACTGATTGGGATATAGAAGTGCCCGAGGTGGCGACTGCCTTAAATGACTTTAAATTGGCAGTCAGTGGGCAGCTGAATGCTTCTATTATTAGAGTAAGCAAAGGGGACGTCCCGCTCTTATCCCATCACCCACTGGCCAGCATGTTATTCCAGTTTAAGAAGTTCTTTATGGCTGCTTCAACGAAGCTCATTTTGCCAGCGATGCAGAAGCATGACAGAGAGGTATTGGGTGGCGTAATTGCTATGATGACTATGGGCATGGCTGTAACCGAGATTAAGGCCGGATTGCGTGGTCAAGAGGCACCAGAAGACTGGGATGAAATGTTTGTGGCGGCTTTGGATAACTCAACGTTATTAGGCTTGCTAACCCTGGGTGTTGGCCCTATGCAGCAATATGGTTTGCTTCCTGGTAGTACGTACTATGATAGAAATCCTCTGCTAAAACTTTTAGTTGGCCCCAGTGCTGACTTATTAGACACAACGGCCAAAAGTGCGGTGCGCGCGGGTGAAATTGTTTTGGGGGACGATTTAACAGAGCAAGATTTAAAGAGATTTGCTAAAATGTTACCTTATAATAACGTAATCGGTATGAATAAACTTTTACAAACCGGTATAGAAAATGTGGCTAACTAGCTAGGGATGGCATAATGTCTATTGCAATTGACGACGAACCAACACTAGACCAATATACTGCGACTGCTAGTCAGGCCGTGTTTATTGTGTCATTTCCCTTTATCAGTGACGGTGACTTGTCAGTGTATGCAAGGACTGCTGCTTCAGATCCAGACGATGCTGATGACTTACTGGCGTCTTCTGTTTATACGGTGGCCGGTGCTGGCACAGCTACAGGGGGGACTGTGACTTTAGACACGCCTCGCTCTTCTGGCGACATTGTTACTATTATTGGTTCTCAGGCAATTGACAGAACCTCAATATTCCCAGATATAAACCCCACTTCAATCACTCTGAATGCTCAGCTTAATGACCTAACTATTATGGTCAAGCAAAACCAAACCAATTGGGACACAAGAACACCCAGGTATAACTTCAGTGCTGTGGTTGGTGCCGATCAGGTTCTTCTGCCTGTTCTAGATACTGGCTATATTTGGCGTGGCACAGCCACTGGGATTGAAGCTTTTTCACTTATCAATCAGGTTGTTTCTACGCCAGCGGTTACCGCAACATCCTCTATTGCTATCTGGTCTGATGCGACTGGCACATCCATCGAAGACACGACTATCACGGTATCGGGTTATAATTTTGCACCTTTGTCTGCGGGCAATGTAATAGGCATTAATGATACATCAGCATTCCAGATTCCTTCTGGGAACACTGGAGAGCGCCCTGGGGCACCAGCCAATGGCATGATTCGTTATAACTCTACAACAGCAAATAATGAAATCTACGAAGATGCGAGTTGGAATGCTATTTTAAACGCAACTACTGGCGCACCTGTTGGGGCAACTTATATTGTTCAGACAGCCAGTGCGCTGCTCACTAATGAACAAGTGCTTGCTAGTTTGGCGACTGGCATTGTGAAGAATACTACAACTACAGGCGTGCTTTCTATTGCGGCAGAAGGTACTGATTATTATGGTCCAGGGGGAACAGATGTTGCCGTGGCGGACGGTGGGACGGGCTCATCTACGGCAGCCGGTGCGAGAACTAACTTAGGTCTTGTGATCGGAACAGATGTCCAAGCACAGGATGTGCTATTGGAGAACATCTCTGACTTATCAGACCCAGGTGCTGATCGTATTATGTTCTGGGACGATTCTGCTAGTACTGTTACATGGCTTACTGCGGGCACTGGTCTTACTATTACGGACACGACTATTGCGGCCAGTGCTGGCTCTGGTTCCATGGTCTTACTTAACACACAGGTCGCATCCGCTAGCGCAACAATTAATTTTGATAATCTGCTTACGTCTACCTATGACGTATATAAGCTTTTTGGTAGTGCTGTTCAGTCAACCAGTTTTGGTACCCTATTACGCACACGAGTCGGTACGGGGGCGACACCTACCTATCAGTCTGGTGCATCTGATTATGCGTGGACCGATCTATATACTGACGCCTCTGCGTCAACAATAACGTTTGATGCAACGGATTCGGAGATACAAATAGTTGGAGGCGTAGGCCCTGATATGTATTTAAACTTCGCGCTTAACTTTGAAACCACCATCTATTCCCCATCTGACACAAGCGTATATACCTATACCAGCACAGTTTTTGCAATGCGAGACAGCCAAAGCAAAATAATAACAGGAACAGCCATTGGGGTATATTTAAGTGGAACAGCAGTTACTAGCATTCAATTTCTATTCTCCTCAAACACAATAGCTGA